TGATTCGTGCACTATCGGTTTTTCATATATTTTTAATCCTTCAGTGTTTGTATAGACTGGAGTTTTAAAAACCAATTTTCGTAATTTGCTTGCAGAAATTAATGTATTGGTGCTGCCTATGAATTCGCATTCGTGCTCTGTTTTAAATTTTTCCTCTCCAAGATTCTGAAGTTCATTCTTGTACCAATCATCATCTCTTCCGGGAACATCAGACCAGTGCACATCTATCCACTTAAAAGAGTTTCTATTTTCAGATGCATCTACCCAAAGTTTATAAAAAAGATTTAATCCATGTGGGGTTGAAATCACAACTAATTTTGTTGTTTTGCCAGATGTGATGGTTGGATAAACGGAACTATAAAATTCGTCTGCTATATTTTCTGGTACATATGCAAACTCATCCAATAAAATATAATTATATGATCCACCACGGATAGCAGATGCAGAAGTTGCAGAGGCAACTATTTTTGATCCGTTTTCCAATTCTATAGAATGTTTATTCCATTCTTTTACACCTTGTTGTAGCCATTTAGGAAGATTTTCATAAGCTACCTTTAATCTGTCCATATGGCCTTTGGCCAACTTTTCCTTGTTTGCTAAAATAGCAATATTTTGATTAGAATTAAATAATGCTTGGTGTAAGATATCAGATATGATTGTAGTAGATTTACCGCATTGACGAGGCATCTTTGCGATAACAAATCGATTGTTTCTAATTAAATTTACTAATTTTTCCTGAAATGGATATAATTCAAACGGTATCAATCCCTTATCAGTATTTACAATTTTTATATAATTTTTCATAAAGTATACAGGATCATTCATACATCTTGCATACTCTACTACTTGCTCTTCGGTAAAATTTACTGAAGTATTGCTTTTCTTTAAATTAGGATTACCAAGATATGAGTCTTTATTCATTGTTACCTAATTGTTTTATTTGATCTAATTGGCCTTTCAGCATTTTTTGCAAATCTGCAGTACTACCAACAAAAATTGCATTATCAATTTTTGTCTGTGTTTGATTGTTATTTGTCACATTAGTTTCGTTTATTTGCTTGACTTTGCTATGCAATTCTAATAAATCTTTATTTGCATCTGCTAATGTTTTTATTAACTGACCAACCACTTCGTATGCTCTTGGAGAATCCCCTTCCGATGCAACATGCAATATTCCTTCGATTGCTGTATTGCCTTTTGATATTAAGTCTTTGAGATTCTGCCTAACTGTTGTATAATCGATCTGTAAATCCTGCTCTGGATTTTTAGGCACAGTTATTTCTGTTTTGGTGGTATTGATTAACTCACCAATACTTTCTGGTTGTTTTTCTATATTAAATATATCGTTTAATTTTTCATTCATATTCTGTCACTGTTATTAAATAATCATAATCATCGTTGCTTTTTATGTTTGTGTATTCTTTTAAAACAACCTTGTTTCCATCATTATCTATAACAATATCTCCATTCGTATCTCTGTCATAAATTATAGGTTTAATATTTATTTTTACATATTTGTATGCCATATTAATCCTCTAATTTAAATATATTGATATCTGCATCTTTAATGAGCCCAGAATCTTTGACAGGGCCGTATATGGAAATTTTGGCAGTTAACGCTATTTCCCAAGTTATAATTCTATGTGGATCATCTTTCATTATACCTTCGTACTGTTCAGTTGGTGTTATAGTATTTAATATTATTGGTATATCCATTTTTTCATTTGTGTCGTTTAATACGCCGGGTTTTATTGTAATATTAAATTGCGGATTGAAATATGGTAGTATTTGTTCTAGTATTTGCAATCCATCGTCAACATTTCTGACATAAGAGTATAAAGAAAATTGTAAATTATAAGGCACTTCACTGTAGTGATATTTTACTTTTTCATCAGAATCTAAAGCATATCGCTTTTGAACTAGAGTTCTTTTTCTTTCGGAGTCATAAGTTATTCCGGTTATTGCAAAAGACATTCTCGGCAAAACAATTTGGGTAGAAAATGCTTGGGGTTGATTGGCTCCTATATTTAACCTATAAAACATTCTTTCTTTTGAAGCATAGGCAAGGGGGACTTTTATTCTTTGTTTATCCCCACTATCTGTTCTTTCTACGTAAATATTATTAAACAGTGTTCCGAACGAAACAACTGTTTTTCTTATCATAGAGTGGTAAAATGTACTAAACATTAATAGTTGCCTTCTGAGAATGGATCTTTATCTGTAAAGTCGATTATATTATCTGCACTAGTCTCTATTTCAAAATTATCATTCTTTGTTTTTATATCCATAAAATATTTATCTGGTGCAGAATCAGACCCATATTGCGCGACAATATCATCCTCAACTTTATCAATTTCTGTATTTCCTGTGTTGATAGATTCCATAGAGTATTTGAATAGTTCGCAAGACATTTGATAAGTATATAATTTACCTTGTTGAAAGAATACGTTAAATGGTTCAACTATTTTTATTTCAAATAATCCCTTTGAAAGAGGAAAATACAGAAGATCACCAACTGTAGGCGCTTCTAATACGATTGGTCTATCGGCAAAAGCAGGCATTTTTGTTGCCTCTTGTAAAAATCTTTTTTTGGAAACAGTAACTGTAATTTGTTGTTGTATTTCAATTCCAAATTTTGAAATAATTTGACCATCTCCTTCAAACCCATTATAATTATCAACAAACATTTCAATAATAAAATTATCTTTAAAATAACTTAAAGGGTTTTCACCAAATATCTGGTCTTTGTTATTAGTAAACCTTCGGGGAAGATAATAAACATCTAGCCCATACATTTTTATAGATTCTATAGAAAGATCTTCTATAAGATCTTGTGTTGGCTTATATGTTAAATTATTTACAAACGGATTTACTGCCATTTATTATCCTACCATAAAATTGGGTGGAAGTTCGTATTTACTTTGTATTTGTTCTTCTATTTGCTGTATTTCTTGTCTGGATTCAGTCAATATTGTTGCAGCATCAAAAGTTACTCCACCAGGTAGAGAGACATTACTAAATTTGGATAAATTTTGACCCCATTGAAATTTTAAGATGGCTGTGCAATATTTCTTTAAAAGCCAATCGTTGTATATTTCTGTGTATAAATTGGGGTCTAAGATTTTATATGCTTCAAACATCATATATTCACCAACTCTAATATGAGTTTTCCAATCCATATTAACATATATTCTGTTTGTTACTCTGCTGAATTCTACAGTTTTTTCTGGTGTCAGCATGTCTTGTAACATTTGCATGTGTCTTCTAGTTATGTCATAACTAATTAAACTATCACTATATGTATTTGTTCTTAACCCATAGAGATCGTTCAATGCAATTTGATATCTTGCATCAAACATACCAGTTCCGCCTAAAGTATCAAACAATTGAAAACAGCGTACAACACTAACAATAGATCTTCCCTCTGGGTCTAATGCAGGTGCTGCTTTTACGCCCTTTGAACTGTCTTCAATTACTGGATCTTTTAAATCAATATATTTTCTATCTATATCAGTTTGTGTAATCTGTCTGGGCAAATACACCCGCTCCACACCATCAAAATGGTATTCTGAAAAATACTGAAGAGCATCATCTAGTCTATCCTCAATTTGAGAATCATCCACATTTATTTGGATAACAGGATATCCTAACCGTCTTAAACAGTATTCTTTTAGTTCTTGGCGTGAATTTGGGCGCATTTATTTCTCCTTATATAATAATATTTATATATAAGGAGATTTAAAATTACTCAGAAAATAGATAAGCTATCTTGCTTAAGTCGTTTGCTGATATTTTAATTTCATTTCCCATTGTCTGCAGGGGAACTTTGTCCCAAGAAACGTCAATTTCTGTTTCTAGTAGGGTGGTAAATTCCTTTAGAAATGCATCCTTATTTTCATCAATTACGGTGTTTGAATCTTCTTTTGTGTATTTTTTTACTAGTTTTACTCTTTGCTCTTCAATATCCTTTAACTCATTATTTAAAGCATTTACTAGTTTCATAAATTTATACGAAAAAGAAACTGGCATTTCT